CCTTTTTTCTGTGATTTTATCTTTATAGCTACTCTGCCACTTCCCAAATTAGACCTTCCTATGACACTTTCAATTGCTTTTGGAGCATTGCGTAGGCTTATCATAAGTTCACACAAAGAACTAGCTTGCTTCACATTCTCATTCCAACCATATTCTAAATCTGGAACTTTCTTAACTTCGTTCAACTTTGTCCATATTGCATTCATTACTTCATCAGAAGTGTTTGTTAAAGCATACTTAACAAAGCCTATAGTGCCATCATAATCATCTGTAAACTCTTCAAATAACTGAAGCGACACTTTCCTTTTGGTTTGATAAGTAGATTGCAAATCTTTAAACTCATCTTCTCCACCACAAAGTTTAATTAAAGTATCTTTATCTTCTTTGACTCCAACCAAGTTTTCAAAACGGAGAAAACTATGATGCCAAGAAATATTATCCTCTTCAAAGTGACTTTTTATATATTTTGCAACAGTTTTTGATTTAGAGCTTTTAACTGCCCAAGCTAATGCTTCTTTTTGCACTTGCTGAGTATTGCTAGCAAAATCTTTCATTTCTTTTTTATCAAATGAATCAGAATTAAACACAAAAGGTTTTAAAAGATCAGGTACTAAATTAGAATATCTTAATCTTTCTTTTACATAGTTAGGAGAATGTCCAAACTTTTCAGATATATTCTTTATTGTACTATCTTTATCAATCATACCTTTAAATGCTAAAACTTCTTCCAAGAAGCTTAAATCTTCTCTTAATAAGTTTTCTTCTATCTGAAGAGTAGACAAATCTCCATTCGGAGGAGCTGATACCACTACAGGGACTTCTGTAGCGATATTATATTCGCTCTCCAAATCTTGAATTGCTCTTAATCTTCTATGCCCAGCAATAAGATAATATTTTTTATCTTTAGGGTCTTGAAATACATTTAAAGCACTTCTTAAACCATTATTATTTATACTGGTTTTTAAGTTTTTAAATGAATCCGATTTAGTATCAATCGTTTTACGAACATTTGATACAAACTCTATGTTTTTAGTCAATAAGAGTTTAGACTCTTTGGTTTTAGTTATGTTTTCCAACTATAACTCCTTTTGTTAGGGGTTTACAATACCAACATTCACAATTAACTTCGTAGAGATGTCCATCTTCATCTGGAATAACATCGTATCCTAGACAAGATGTATAATTGTGCAGTTGTTTAATTCGTTTTTTAATTAATTCATCATCAGTTACAACAATACCGTATCCGTCAAAATATTCGATTAGGTTTTCTATTGTAAGATCAGATAAAGTAATGTTTAGCTCATTTATTGTCATAAGCTGTTCCTTGTTAATTTGTGTGCTGTGTTCGTGGTGACAATTAATATCCACGTTTCGTTAGGTAGCGACCCTTATTGCCTAGTCCACAGCACTTGTATAAAAAAAATTATTAACTATGCGTACACGATTAGTGCTTTTCAGCCTAATCCACCACAACCTAAATAAAGAAGTGTGCTTCCCAAAACTTCAGCAATTCGGACACTCAGTCACTTTATTTATCCACTAATCTGGTTTACCCAGCTCCCTCCGCATAGTTAATTAATTATTGCAGTTAATCAGCGTTTTTTGTTCATCAGTTAAAACTTTTTGAACTCTAGAAAGTTCACATTCTTTTTGATTTAACCGATGTCTATACTTCGTAATGATCTGATCTTTTTTATTTAATTGGTAATAACTAATTGCTAGAATTGAAATGATAATTATATTATTAATCATATATTTCTTCCTATTTTATATTTGAAGTGTTTGAATTGTAGCGATATATGGGGTGTTTAAAGACCTTAATCGCTTTAATATGAAGAGATTTAAGGGTAACTGATACATTACCCTAGGTTTGTTATTTAACGCTTGTTAACGCCTTTTCTACAATCTGTTAAATTATAATCTAGTTTAGGCATTTCTCCGCTTTTTATACCTTTATGTTTTTTTATAATAGATCTTATTACAACAGAAGGGACAGTAGGATAAACTTGTTCGTGTGTCCACTTGTCACTACTTCTTCTTGCGAATTCAGGTTCGATTATATGTTCGCTTGCATAAGGTAAGAGCAATTCTTCTTTTCTATTTGGGTATCCTACTTCGACGTATTTATATTTTGTATACACGCCATTTATTTTTGGAACACAATAATGACCTCTTGATGCTTGAACTGACATAGTAAAACCATCATTAAAAACAACTTTCTCTCTTAAATCTTGTCTTGTTTCGTCATAATATTCATCAATTACATCATTTTTACTCATATAATCGGTGTTTCTTGAATAAGGCATAAGAAAACCTTCATCATTATATACTTTACCTATGTACCAGCCAGCATTTGATTTAATAGGAGTTAATTCCGATACGTTGTTAACAAATTTAATATCTTTAATGTCTTTTAATGTTTTCATTTTTATCCTTTTTTTGTTAATAATTATTTGGGACAAAGGCATAACTGCCAAAAACTTCAATGCAGAAATATTATGCAAAACTTTATTACTCACATTGATGTTTTTATTATCTATTTATTTTTATGCCCCAAAAATAAAATAGGGAGAGTGCAACTGAGATAACAGTAGCAACTCCCCCTAAGCAATAGAAAGCAAAAGGCTACTTTCCCAACACTTGTTCTCTAGCTTTTGCCAGTGCTTGGAGAACATTCGGAAAGTTTTTCTTTGGTATTGAAACCACAGTTACACTTCCTGAAGGTAAAAAGTGATGAAAGATGCTTTTTTCTGATTGGTTTATTAAATAACGCATTGTATGTGTTCCTTTTTAATTAACATTTTCTAATTTCTCTTTTTGCTTTGCAATTGCTTTTAATCTGGCATTTTCAGCATTGATTAGTGCATTCATATGAACATAGCGTTCTTTTGTAGTTACGCCTTTTAGCTCACCTAGATTACCATCATAGTTGTTTATAGCAGACCTCATCACATTCTTCTCTCTTTGCACTTTTGTCCTACCCTCTATCGCAAGTCTTTTAGTTTTTGCTCTGCTTTTTTGTTTTTTGGTCTTTGATTGTCGCATTTTAGTACCTTTTTATTGTTTTTAACTGAGTGCCTTTGTTTTTTGGTAGACACAGACCAATGAAAAAATATGCTAGACCAGTTTCCTTGTTAAACTGGAAAATATTCTCCCTATCTAGCTTTAGGATTTAATGATTTTTATTTCGCGTTTTTTATTTGCAGGGATTAAAAAGGGACAGTTCAATGACTGCCCCCTTTTCAACTGAATAGGCTGATTACCTACTGCCGAACCCGAGTTCGCTGGTTATATCAGCAAGATCTGGGTCGTTAGCAAGTGAATCAAATGAGGTATCGGGACTTGGTCTGCGATTAACGTAGACGTAATCCTTATCTTTCCCGCCAACGTTTGCTGTGCCTTTGAACCCTATTTGGTCTGCAAACGACTGTAACCTAGTTACATCAGCCTCTGGGTTGAGGGAGTTCTTGACTATAAGCCTATCAGCCTTAACAACGATTGCCATTTTATCCTCTTTGGATAGGTTAGACCACTTATCCTCAAGAGGAATATTGGTAAAGCCCTCCTTGACTTGCATCATAGCATTAGTAAGCTTGTTAAACTTATTCACCATTACTTCACTATAGTATTGGAATATTATATTCATTTTTATGTATCCTTTTGTTTGTTATTATGTTAAGTGTGACAATAAACCTGTGTCTATTGCCCGTCTCAGCAAGGGCTGAGATGTACTGGAGGCAGACACCTTTTTTCAACGAAAAAGTATGGGTATGCCCAGTACAGCGAGGGGGGTGGGGAGACTATATATCTCCCTCACACATTCTACACTAAATTTTTGAGATTGGGGCGTAGAGAATCGCTATTTGCCAGTCATACCTTCAATCTATGAAAACTGATGAAATGCCTGTAATAGAGAAAATGAACCCAGAAACGGGGAAATTTGAGAAAGTGGTTGAATTAAGTGAAGATGCTATCCGAATAATGAACATATTTGATGCTGAACAGAAGATAATGGAACGCATATTTCAGATACAAGATTGGAGATACGGACTGAAAGGAGTATCACATATTGAATGGGACTGAATGCAGGGATTATTATACTGTACTTATTATACTGTATAATAGTCTGTATAGTATACTATACAGTAAAATATACTATTACAGTACAATTGTCAAGTCAGTATATATATTATACTAGATGGATTTTATAACTAGAAAATTTAAAAAGAACGAATATCGAAGTGTCACTTACCCTGTGTACTCTAAAGAAGAAGCAAGTAATAGAGAAATAGAATATAAGTCTTGGAAGGAGTGCAAGGAGGGTGATTTCGGTATTAGTGATGATGGTTATATAGCTGAATGTATCTATCGGAAAGAGTATAAGGATGTAGATCAAGTCACATTTCCTTATGGGAGGCAATGGGTGAATAGTTCTAAGCTAGAATATCTGCCTCATCGTAGTGCGGGTCAGTACTCGCAAGTAGGCGTCAGACCTTGGCACGAGCAAGAAGCTAAAAAGACTCGCACTAAGAATGTTGTTAAAGCGTATGCTGCAATGATGTTGAGTGGCGATAAGATAGATTGGAACTTATTAGGTAAGATATACAGGAAAGACCAAGAAAGACCCGATTTAACCGCAAGGAGATTGTTCAAAACAGAGAGGATTCAGAAAATGTTGGATGATGAGATACAAAAAGCCTTAAAAGACAGGGATATTGCCCAAGGTGATGTCTTAGATATGTTATTAGGGGCTATAGAAATAGCTAAAGAAAATAAAGATCCCTCAAATATGTTAAGAGGTGCTGAACAATTTGTTAAAATACTCGATATGTTGCCTAAAAAGAGTATGACAACAGATACTGTGCAGATAGATATGTCCAATACGATACTAGATCAGATTGCTACAGAAGAAAAAAAGAGTCTAAAGATGTCTCAAAAGAAGGAATTACCCTATGAAGGATCACAAAAAGCTTAAAAAAACAGTCGTTATTAAGGCAAACGACAAGAATAAAGAGAAGCTATCTTCATTTATGCACGTACTTAAGGCAGTAGCTGAAGATATGGGTTTAGAAGTAGCTGATGCAGACGTAAATGCCCTTGTTGGCTCTGATTATTAGTGTCGGATAGCAAAAGAATAGAGATAGCCTCTAAATTGAGGCACGATATGGTCTTATTTGGCAAAATATGTATGTCAAATATGTTTGCAGTCAATTCTCCCAAGTTTCACTATGATATAGCTGAACATTTACTTAATCCCGATAAAAAACAAATCAATATTGTAGCACCTAGAGGACACGCTAAGTCTTCTATAGTGGGTGGTATATTTCCTTTGCATCATTTAATGTATGGAAAAGGGCAAAAATTGGTTGTATTGGTGTCTAGAACACAGGATCACGCAGTTAAACTATTAGGTCTTCTAAAGGACACAATGGACTACTCTGAGTCTTTTCGCTCCATATTTGGCTACTGGGGGCAACATAGTGCTAGAAGCTGGTCTAAGGCTGAAATAGAATTAAAAGACGGTTCTATGGTCATTTGCAAGGGTACAGGGCAACAATTAAGAGGTATTAAGGTTGGAAATCAGAGACCTACGTTAATTATAGTGGATGATCCCGAAGATGAAAATAATACAAAAACTGCTGAAGCTATGGAAAATAACTTAAGATGGCTTCTTCAAAGTGCAGTTCCTTCATTAGACCCTATGAAAGGCAGAATTGTTATAATTGGCACTCCTCAGCACCAAAGATGTATGGTAGAAACCTTAAAAGCGATGCACGGATGGGAAAACCTTACCTTTAAACCCGATTTCGATAAGAATATTGCCCTTTGGGAGGATTGGTGGAGTATTGAAAAGCTTCTTGAAAAGAAAAAAGAGCTAGAATCTATTAATAGACTATCTGTGTTCTATAGAGAATATGCTTGTGAAATAGTAGGGGATGAAGACCAACTCTTTAAAGCAGATGATTTTAGGCATTACGATGGGGAGTTTTTTCGTAAAAAAGGGAAAAGTTATTTAAGGATAACCTCTTTAGATGGTGAAAAATGTGATAAAATAGTTCCTGTAAATGTATTTACGGGGGTTGACCCAGCTTCAAGCGTAAAAAGAGGAGCAGATTATTCTGTTATCTACAACTTAGCCGTTGACGATGAAGACAATCGTTATTCGTTGCCCTACTATAGAAAACACGCCACGCCACTTACTTTAGCAGAAGCAATTGTAAATAATTTCAGACGATACCGTTCTGAGAAAACAAGGATAGAATCTGTAGGGTATCAGGAGATGCTAAGAGAATATGTTTTAAAACGCTCTAGAGATGAAAATTTATTTATACCTGGTCTTAATATTAGAGAAAATCCTAGAACCTCTAAAAGTAACCGCTTAGAATCCCTTCAGCCTATATTTGCTAATCATAAGATGTTTTTAAAGGAAGATCAGCAAGATTTAATCAATGAGTTGCTACTTTTTCCTAGGGGGAAGCACGATGACATTCTAGATGGTTTATTTTATGCTAATAAAGGTTCTTATATGCCTCATCATAAATATGAAGATGCTCCACTTATAACAAGGGGAATCAGAAATGTATTTAGTGATTGGCAATTAGTTTAAAGTAGGGCGTTGAGAATCGGAAATTCTCCTTGATAATATTACCGCCATAATTATCTAATAATATATGGCACACGAAAAACACCCCGAAGTATCCAAGTCAGAAAAGTTGCTTGACAACTACCACGAAGGTAGAGCAATGTGGGCGACTCAAGCAATGGAAGATGATGAGTTCCGTAATAATCAGCAATGGAAGAGTGAACATAAAAGAGTTTTAGCTGATCGTTCGCAAGTTCCTATTGTTGATAATATTATATATCCCGCAGTAGAGCAAGCCAAAGCACTACTTACAGCTAATAAACCAAAGTTTCAATCTGCTGGCAGAGACGATTCTGACAATAAGGTTGGTAGGTTATTTTCAGATATAATGGCATATATATGGGATATATCTAATGGAAGTGTTGAGTTAAAGCAAGTTGTTGATGATTACTATGTAAAAGGTATGGGGGTCATGCAGACCTATGTAGACGGGATGGCTGATTTTGGTCGGGGTGAGATCAAGATAAAAAGCATTGATCCCCTTGACCTATTTTTAGACCCAAATGCAAAAGATCCATTTGCTAGAGATTCTGCTTGTATGATTGTTTCAAAAAGAATCACGGAAGAACAGATTAAAACAATGTACCCTTCTGTAGTTGATCAAATGGAGCATATGATGTCTGCATCATCTAATAATAGGTATCCAAGCACAACTAGAGAAGGTTCTCAAGACCAACAGATTGGACCAACAGAAGATGATGACGGATATTATAAGCATTTTGAAATCATTGATCGCTATGAGAAGGTAAAGCTACCTTATTTTCATATCCTTGATACCTTAACTGGTGAAGAGAATATAATGAATGAGGAAGGTTTTAATGAGTTTGCTCAAGAGCCTGCAATATTCATGGAAAATGCACAAGGTGTTCAGCCCGTAACTGAAGACAAAGCAGTAGCTGAGTTACTGCAAATTTATGAAGCTACTGGTGGTGTCTATCATATGATGCCTGACCCTGTAACTGGTCAGCCACAAATAATGCCGGGCGAAGAACACGAAGGTTCTATTCCAAACTCTACTACACGACTTACTCCCGTGACAAATATGGAAATGGTTGAAGAGGGTGTCATTGTCTTAAATCGAGTACTAACTGATAGGATTCAAAGGATTTTATCTATAGGCGGTCTTCTCGTTGATAATTCTATTATGGATATTGATGAGTATCCAATTGTTCCACTTATGAATAGGCATAACAGAAACCCATATCCAATGAGTGATGTGAGGTTTGTAAAGCCTATTCAAGAGTACATAAACAAATTAACATCTTTAATTATTGCTCACGCATCCAGTTCTACAAATACAAAATTATTGATTCCTAGGGGGTCAATGGATAGAAAACAGTTAGAACAAGAATGGTCAAGAGCTGGAACAGGAGTCATTGAGTACGATCCTGAATTAGGTACTCCTATTGTGGCGGGTCCTATACCGTTACCTAATGAACTTTACAAAAACAAGGAAGACGCTAAATCAAGTATTTATCATATTCTAGGGATACATCCATTATCACAGGGTGATCCAAGTGCCGCTCCTCAAACATACAAGGGAACGGTTGCTATTGACGAATATGCCCAACGCAGAATCAAATCAAAGTTAGATGATATAGATGAAATGCTGAATCAAATAGGCAAAGTTGTCGTTCAGTTTATTCAGCAAACATACTCAGATGAAAAAGTCGTTAGATTGATGAAGCCAGATGGTAGAACAAGTGTGGCAGTTTTAAATAAACCAGTATATGATGATTTTACTGGTGAGATTGTAGGTCGTGTCAATGATGTCACTATAGGAAAGTACGATCTAATTGTAGTTAGTGGTTCTACTCTGCCATCTAACCGTTGGGCAAGGTTTGATTATTATATGCAACTCTATCAAGCAGGTATTATTGACCAAATAGAGATATTAGAACAAACTGAAGTTGCTGATACAGAAGGCGTACTCGAAAGAACCTCGATTATGCAACAGCAACAATCTATGATTCAGCAACTCCAAGAAGAATTAAAGAAGATCAAAGGCGATCTTCAAACTACAGAGCGTGAAAGCGTTCACGACAAGAAACGTGTCGAAATAGAAAAATTTAAACGTCAGTTAGGTAGAGCTAGTGACAAGACAGCTAAAGCAGTTGAATTGTATGAGGCTCGATTAAACGACCTACTGAAAACGGAACGGGAAGAAGAAGCAGAAACTCAAACACCGGTTGCTGTCGGATAGACAAATCGGAAGGAGAAGATGATAATGGAAGACCAAGTACAAGATGTCGTTGCTGGGGAAACTACAAACGACAACGCAGTTAACGAGAACGTAACTGACGTTCTAGAGCCGTTTAGCCCAGATTTCAATCCTGAAACGGGGCAATATGCGGGAAATGAAAGGGTTGCAACTGAGCAACCTGTAGCAGAGCAAGGGGCTGAACCTCAAGAGCAACGCTACGAATATTGGCAAAGTAAGTACGATCAGAAGGCGAGTGAGTACAACAGAATGGAAGAAAAGATAAAAGAACTTGAAACTGTGGAGCCTATAGCAAAGCATATCAAGGACAATCCTTGGATTCTCGATAATGTTGCATCATCACTCTCTGGTAATTCCCCTAAGGTTGCCGGGCAACCCGAATCTCAGGGCTTACCAAAGAAACCCGAAAGACCTAGTAAGCCAAGCAATTATGATCCATCAGAAGCATACATGGATCCTGAGTCTGCCAGCTTTAAGTATCGTGATGCGCTCGATAATTACCGTGAAGACTTGGTTAGCTACCAAGAAAATATGGAAACACATCGAAATCAAGAAGCCGAAAGGCAATACCAAGCGCAACAAGCACAACAACAACAAGCAATGGCAGTTCAGCAACGAGAGGCTATGCAGAGAAATCTAATGGATAGTTATGGATATACCCCTGAGAGAGCCGGTGAGTTCATCAAGTATTATTCATCTCCCGATAGTATTTCTTTAGAGAATCTTGTTGCTTTAGATAAGCTTAGGAATGCTCCAAGTACCGCTGAGGTGGATACGAGACAGAAGGCTGAGATGATGAAGAATCGTCAAAATCGGGTAAATATTCCTCCCCCTCCAAGTGTTGGCGGTGGAGAGAATCAACCTCAATACACAGATGAAGACTCATTTAATCTCGGTTTAATGAAAAATAAACGAGTTTAAAAACTAGGAGAAGATAATGGCGGCAAAAACGCTTGGAAGTTCGGGTGTCTTATATACAGATCGTAGAGATTTTTATATTCGCCCTAACGTCGTAAAAGAGTTGTGGACAGATGTAACTCCATTTACAACAACTATTTCAAATAGAAATGTAGTATCTGGTTTAGCTGACCCAACATTTAAAATGTTCGAACACAGAAACCCTTGGCAAAAACAAGAGTTTAATTTTAATGGATCAGTAACTGTTCAAGATGATAAAACAGAGTCTGGCACAGTTGACATTGATGGCATTGTAGGCATGGGCAAGTATTTAGATGATGCTTCAAAAGCTCATCAATCTTGGGTTGGCTATCAAGTTGATGTATGGAATGCAGCAAAGACAACCAAAAAAGGATCAGCAATTATTACTACTGTATCCGCTGATGGAACTACAATTAAATTAAAAAATCTTTCAGGTGCGGCAGATGATAATTCTGATGATATAGGCATTGTAGATGGAGATTTTGGAGTTGTAGTTGGAAATGCACACGGAGAAGGAACTGAGTCTCCTGAAGCTTGGGCAGATGAGCTAGAAGTTGTTTACAATTCTACTCAGATATTCAAAACACCACTACAAATTACAGGAACTTTGTTAGAAGCTTCCTTACGTGGTGAGTCTTCAGAATTGGCAAGGCTTCGTGATGTTAAGTCTCAAGAGCATAAGATACAAAAAGAAAGAGCTTTCTTGTTTGGAAGAAATCCTTTTGGTCTTTCAGGTTCTTTTTCAAGTCTTGAGAGTATGACCGATGCAGGCTCTAACGCACTTCGTGCAACAATGGGTATTATCCCAGCAATTGAAGAACACGGAGCCACCGACGGTGACGATCAAAATCGTTTTACAATTTCTGAAGCTAGCTATAGCTATGGAAGTTTTGTAGATGATATGGAAAAAGTTTTCCAATATGTTCCTGAAGCTGGTATGAAGCGTGCTTTCTGCGGAATGGGTGCTATGAGTTACTGGTCTAAAATGGCGGGTAGTTCAGGATTAGCTGGGAACTCTGGTTGGACTGTAAATCTAGATAATATGCAAAGAGATACTCTTGGTTTTAACTACAGAGTTCTTGAAACACCTCATGGTGCATTGCAGTTGATTCCAACTCCAGCATTGCGTGGTCCTTATAACAATTATATGCTTGTCGTAAGTGATGAAAACCTTTCTTTGATGCAGTATCGCGCACCAAAGTTTCAGGCTAACATCAAAACTGATAATGCTTATGATGGTGTAAAGGATCAGTATATGTCTGATGAAGGCATTGGCGTAACTCTAATTGAAAGTCACAAGCTATTCAAAATCACAGCGTAAGGGAGGTTATTTATGGCTAGACCTTATTTAGGTGGTTCGAGTGCAGGTATTGTAGATGTTACTGCAGATAAAACACTTGCAAAGTCTGATTCAGGTAAGATTATGTCTTTGAATAGCAGTTCTGCTGTAACAGTTACGTTACCAACAGACGCAAATGTTGATACTGGATTTAGTGTAAAATTTATTGTTCAAACAGCGAATGATAATGCTTATACAATAAAGACAGGAGATATTGCGGATTCTGGTGGTGATGATTTTGTAGGAGGTGTAATACTTGCATCTACTACAGCTGGTTATGCTTTTGCAGTTTTACCAGCAGCTAATGACTGTAATATTATCCTTGATGCTAATCTTAATGATACTGGTGGTGAAGTAGGTTCATGGATAGAGTTAACAAAGATAACATCTGATCAATGGATGGTTTCAGGTTGTGTGTATTCTGATGATGCAGACTCGGATGGATCAGCATTATTCACAGATAGTGATTGATAACTAAACAAAACGTGTTGGGGGGGCTTAATGCCCCTCCAATATCGGAGATACTATGACACAAAAACAAATGATAGAATTGGTTCAGCAACATCACCCCGATATGGGACAAGCTGAAGCACGAATTCATTTAAACCACGCATTGAAAGATTTTTCTGCAAAATCTAGAATATTAAGAAAAACATATAGGAATACTGTTGCAAGCAATACCGAAACGGGGAATGCTCGAGTTTTTTACGCTTTTGATGGTCTTGTTCAATTAGGTAGTCCCAGCGTTTCAGATGGAGAGAGAATTTTAGAAATCGAAAGAGTGGATTATGATGGATATGAAATACCAAGGATTACTGATGGTCACGAACAACTTATAACGGATGGAGAAGGCGGAGAAATTTGGTAATGAGTGATAAAACAAATGCAGAAAAAAAAGTTTGGTGGATTTCTAATAATAAAGTTTTAGGACTTGCTCAAAGAACTGAAAATACTGATGGTACAAAATATTCCGCTATATCATCATCTGATGTGGGCAAATTTGTTTATATACACGCTGTTGTTTCGGAAGAGGGACTTGCAAAATCAGATACATCTACAAGTGCTATAGGGTACACAGAGTCTCCAAGCATTCCTGAAGAATTCCACGAAGCTATAACTTATTATGCTATTGCTAAAGGATATGAAAAAGTACCCGAAGGTAAAGGCTTAAATCAAGCCATGTACTTTAGAAGACTTTATAGAGAGATGGTTAACGAAGCTAAGAAAAATGCAAACAGAGAAAGATCGGGTGCTTATTCGGTAAAGGGGTATGATTTTTAATGGCATACGCTTCAATAGAAAATTACAAAATACAAGTAGAAGATTTAATAGGAACGGTTGGTGATGATAATATTATAACACAAGGACTTAGACAAGCGGGAGCTGATATAATAAATGCTATGCCCCATCAATCTTTAGCTAGATACACTAAGACAGCAGCAGTTAGTTGGCAAGGTCTTAGTGTGCGAGATTTTCATATAATATCGGTTGATAAAGGAAATTACCAAGCAAAACAAATTCCCGTATCGGATAAAACTAAATACAATGATTCAAATTCTATATACGGAGCAAGTGATACTGACCCTGTGTATTATATTACAAATGAAAAATTATACATAATAGGAAATTCGGGATCAGGTGAAACATCTGGAAATGTAAACTATGTTCCTATTATGCCAGTTTCTGCTTCTGATGCTACCGCAACAGTGATTAATACTAGCACTGAGAGCTTTTTCTTTCCTCAAGAGGCGGATCATCTTTTTGTTATTGGAGCTTCAATATATTGCTTAAATCATCTTATTTCAGATGCGATTACTCAGATGAAAACTTATGTTAATACAGACGAAGATGTTGAACTGGCAAATGCTCAACAAGGAATCATTGACAGATATACTGCTTTAAAGCAGTCTTTAACTCAAGATTATAATTTAAAATTACAAATATTTTTAAACCAAGACACCCATGAGAGGAGTCAAGCTCGGGAAGGTGTCGTAGCTTAGGAGAAACAAGATGGCTGAATTACAAAAATATTCCGTAAAGGAATCACTAAATCAATTATTATACGATAGCGCAGTAGCAGTTAGCCCTAATGATGGCGCTGATGTAACTGGAGCCCCATACAAAGCTTTATATGTAGGTGTTGGAGGAGATGTTGCGTTAGACTTAAATAATAGCGGTGAGGCTATTGTATTTAAAAATTTAGCAAGTGGTCAAATATTACCCGTTGTTTTTGATAGGGTAGACGCTACAGGAACAACTGCAACCAATATGATAGCGTTGAAATAATGCTAGGGGCAATCAGACAAGTAGCTGTAAACTTTGTTCAGACAATATTAGATGTTGGATGGAGCGGAGCAGAAGCAATTAGACTTAAATGGGAAGAAACAAAAACCAATTGGGAAGATTTAACGGGGTAACATTATGGCGACTTTAACAAATAAAACAGTAGCAAGCACTTATAAAGACTTACTACAAGTTTCAAATTCAAATAGCGGTGTAGATGCTACACTGAGAACAGTAGAAGATGGTGAAGGAACTTCTGCTGGTGTCCAGTTATCAACAACGGATACAAGTTTTAATGGTAATTACATTTTAAAAGAAGAAGGCAGACAGAACCATGTAACCAATACAATGCCAGCTCCTTCAATGCACATTAATGCTAATACTTATGGTTTTATTGACCACAATGATAAATATGATGCTGGTGCAAATGATTTTAGCATCGAAGTTCGATTTAAATTAGAAACAGGTGCGCAATTATGGCTTTCACATATACAAAGTTGGCTTGTTAATGGATGGGTTTTAAGAGCTTATGATGGTGGTTCTGGAAGTAATGTTTGGAGGGTAAGGCTTAACGATGGTTCTGGCACTTTAGATTACAACCCTAATGCAACTTGGGAATTTGGTAAATGGGTTCATGTTGTTTTTACCTTTGACAGGAGTGGTAATCTTACGATATATCAAGATGGTGTAAGCGTAGGCACAGTAAGCATTACAAGCTATAGTGCGGCTGGTGTTACAAGCACTAATGGAAAATTTGCAATTGACACTTATACTGGTAACAATGCTGGTTTATATAAAGATGTTGATATTTCAAATATAAGATGGCACAATAGACTTTTAAGTGCTGATGAGGTAAAGCATTATTACTCAGGAGGTTCTGTTCCTTTTAAATACCAAGGTGCAGCTAATACTAATTTAACATCTGGTACTTTAGTACAAGGTAAAACATATAAAATTGCTACTTATAATTCAAATGATGATTTTACAAATTTAGGTGCTTCATCTAACGCTTCAGGGGTTATTTTTACATCTAGTGGAACTACTCCAACAGAATGGAATCACAGTTCTGTTTTAATTCCAATTGGTTGTGTAATTGACTTAGACCCTAGTGGAATAGCATCTGATAAATGGCTTGATAAGTCAGGAAATGATTTACACGCAAATATGACTAATGGAGCAGTTAATAACGCTCCTTCAGGCGATGATGGTTTGGTTTATGAGGAAGGTGTACACGAAGTTACAATAACTGCTTCAACAGATAATAGTTGGGAGGTGAGCGGAACAGATAAATATCTAAGTTATGTTAGGATTGGAAATTTAGTTCATGTTAGTGGTTATCTTAATGCAGTCAATGATTTAAGTGCTAGTGGCAATATAAAAATCTCACTTCCTTATACATCGGCAACTGGATTAAGTGGAAGTGCTGACTCTCAATGGGGTTTTGGTTCAATTTCACATGGAGGAAGTACAGTTTCGGGTATGACTTCAATGGTATTAGTTCCTGAAAATCAATCCTATTTTAATATTGCTTATGTTCAAGATGATGGGACACACTCATATTTTGGTCATGGAAATTTAGATGATAATTTTCAAATAAGAGTTGGTTTTTCATATAGAATTTAATTGGATAATTAAAAGGAGTCAGAAATGGCATTAGAAAAAGTGGTCGAAGTAGACCAGATAGAAGTAAAAGGTGATTACTCAATACAAGTAAGAACTGCAACAAAAGTAATGGATAATGGAAGTCAAATTGGTAGCACAAGTTATCATCGCCATGTAGTAAACCCAAATTCTATACTTACATCAGAAGATGCAAAAGTAAAAAAGATTGCTGAAGCGTTATGGGGAGATGCAGAAAAAGAAGCATACTTTGTTCATTCAAATGGACATCCAAGTGGCGAACCAGCAAATAGTTGGACAGCAGTTCAGCTTCAAGCTTACTTAAGGAACAATAATGTTTCTTTTACACAATCAGAAGCAAAGTCTAGCTTGCTTACAAAGGCAAAAGGTAAGTATAACGAATAATAAAAATGATTAGTGACCCTAAAAAAGATTTAAAGTTTTACATCTATACATATATAGTTTTCTTGCTTTCTATGGTGATAGCTACATTTTTTACTAGCTGTTCTAATTCATCTTTATTGGGAAACCAAGTTGCTCCAGACTCTACGCATTATTCTACTATCTTTAGTGAAATTGTAGATCAAGATTCTGTAATACATTGGTATACTGATTTATATGAAGGTACTAACTGGTGTTACTATCATCATAAATATGAGGATATAAAAAGTGTACGAAGATAAGGAAGTATATTTTTGGGTAGGAGTTGTAGGCTTTGTATTCGCCTTTACTATGGTGGTTAGATGGCTAATGGGTCTATAGATGGAAAGCCTAAAACCGCTAGAAGTATACGAGGCAATGTCATTGATGACAATCTCGCCCTCAATATTAATATTAAGTGGTTGGGTCAGCTTTTGGTGCTTGTTGGTGGAATTATTTATGGCGCTTGGCGTGTCGAGAATCGTATCACAATACTGGAACAAAGGATGGCTGAAGCTAATGATCAAATATCCGAGCTTGTTTCAAAACATATATCTGAAGAACGTGTTAGATATGAGCAAATGGAAAAGGAACTTCAATGGTATCAAAAAGAGCTAAACCTAAATCCCCTAAGTTGGCGAAAAAAGAAAAAAAGAAAGTAATTGGATTTGTGAATATTTGCGCAATGGTAGAATCAATTATAATGGGAAATGGCAGAAGCTAATTCTATATCAGATTCAAGCAGTTTAGACATTTCACTCCCTATGTTAATACAAGCCGTCACTTTTATAGTGATGCTAGTTTGGGGTTATAGTCAATTAAATGCTAGAATATCATTTCTTGAATACCAAGTTGCTATGAATGAACAACACATTATTGACTTAGAAGAAGACGCTGAAAAAAATCAAGATGCTGAGATACCTGCTGATATTAAGCAAAATCAAAGAATTGATTATATTGAAAGAGAAGTAGAAAGATTAAGAAGTGGTGACTAATGGAAGACTTTTTAGCGTTGTATTCAGAAGCTGGAATGATAGGCGTTGTAGGTGCAATGTTTGTCTTTATGGTATATCAGAATGCTAAAAGAGCAGAACAACAAGGCGAAGCAATACAAGAGTTAAAAATTGAGAACAAAGGACAATCCGAAACATTAGAGAATTTAGAAGGAATTGTTTTGAAAATGTTAGATAGATGGAATAAATCAGATGAGACATCCTTGCGTCACCGTGAGGATATAACTAAAGAATTAAATGAGTTATCAGATAAAGTATCTTATATGTCCGGGAGAATTAACGGTGGGAGTGGCAATAGATAATGGATTACGAAACTATAGATGGCTATAGAAGTGACATTAAAGATCGCCTTACAAGAATTGAAACTATTCTCAATAGAGAATTACCTGATATTAAAGATCAGTTAAAAGCTTTAAATGGAAGAACAAGGTCATTAGAAAACTGGCGTAATTATATGCTAGGCGGTATGGCAATAGTAACCCTAATAATAAGTTGGAGCAGTAAATGGATATAAAGTCAATGTTGGTAAAACTAGCAGAAGAACAAGCAGATAGAATGCAAGAAGAAGCGATTAAATCACTTGGGTCAGATGAGATGTCTGAAAAGATTGCAACCGCAATTAACAAAAGAATAGACATCCCTTTTGTAAGTGAAGAAAAAGAGCAAATATTCTTTGAGAAAGTTATAGACGTTGTAACAGACGTAATCGAGGGCGTATTTAAAGGCAAGTAACCTTGTTACTAAGATGGGTATTGTTATTTACCCTTATAGGAGAAAGCGATTTGCTGGATCAAAAACAAATAAAAGAAGTAATAGAATCTACCTTAAAAGATATAGACCTTTATAGCGATGATGCTGTTAGCCTTATCTATAATACAGGATTAGTTGAGAGCAAGTATACTTATTTACAGCAGATAAAAGGACCCGCTAAAGGTCTGTTTCAATGTGAAGGTTGGGTAGCTGTAGATATATGTAAAAACTACCTTAAGTATAGAGAGTCTTTAATGAAAAAGGTAGCATCTGCTTGTAAGTTAGAGTGGTTTTACTTTTTAGAGCCCAATGAAGCAGATTGGGAAAAAATACTTACTACTAATATAGCAGCACAGATTATTATGTGTAGATTGCATTATAGGAGAGTTCCTAAACCTTTGCCTAAGACAGTTGAAGAACAAGCGAGTCAATGGAAAGTGTATTACAATACAGCAAAGGGAAAGGGCACTGTAGAGAAGTTTTTAGAAATAGTGGACAAATACGGGTAATGGGGTAAGGGAGCTTTTGAAAGGGTTCTATGAAAATCAAAGACAGAGTAGTGGTGTTTCCGGATGTTCACTATCCGAATCACGACGAGACAGCTTTTAAATGTGCTTTAAATGTAATAAAAGAAATAAAACCTACAGGGTTTGTATTAATAGGAGATTTTGTTGATGGAACATCAGTCTCACATTGGCAATGGAGCAAAAGAAAAAGACCTCCTCTTGAGTATCAACTCCCTTCTATCCTTAAAGAGATTAAAGAAGCTAATGAAGGATTGGATAGGATTGATAAAGTCCTTAAAGAGGTCAAATGCAAAAAAAAGCAATTCGCCCAAGGGAACCACGAATTATGGTTTGACCACTTCGTGGAAGAGAACCCGTACCTTGAGCATCTCGGATCAAGAAAAGCCTTCGGATTTGACAAAAGAGGCTATGAATGGTATCCCTACGGTGAAATCTTTAAAGTTTTTGGAAGCAAGTTATACGCTTATCACGGAGGACACTACATGGGAATTGCCCATGCAAGAACTCACGCCTTACAAATGGGATGCAACATCATTTACGGGCATACCCACGATTGCCAAAAATCCGTCATCACCCACATCTCAGGACCACACATGGCACATTCAATGGGATGCTTAGCTGATATGGATAAAGATTATTTAAAGGGTAGACCTACTAATTGGACACATAATGTTGGTGTAGTAGATATACTAAGCAATGGAAACTTTAATTTAATAACTCTAGACATTCAAAATGGAGTTACTACTTATGCGGGGAAAGTAATAAGTGCCTAAAAGAGTACACGAAATAAAAGGGTTTCATAGGGGGACTATAACAGTTCCTTCTGAAAGGGATATTCCAGATGATTCTGCTTCATATAGTTTAAATGTAGATCCTGTAACTGAAGATGGTGTTTTAAGAGCAACTTTTTACGATACCGAAGTTCCTTTAGCTGCTAGTGGTTCTGATACTGCAAATATGACTGGTGCTGAAAATAACGATTCAAGCACTCTAACTGTTACTGATAATTCTGATTTAGCAACCTCAGGAAATGGACATTATATAGATTCTTTGGGAAGGGTTCAAAAAATAGCTTGGACAGGAAAACCCGCTTCAACTGTAATTAATGGAGTTAGTGGTGCTTTAGGAAGTGGAAAACGTATAAATGGCGGAACTCTATACGAAACATCCGAAGCTGTTTTTAATGCTGATAAAATAGCAATGATTAACGATAATGGAACCAGGGATTTAGTTTATTTTGATAATGCTGATAGTAAAGTAAAAAAAGTAAACGATATAAACCACGATACAATACCTCCAAGTGAAGGAGATGTTTCATCATCAGCTGAATCTGTTACTGGAACCCCTACGATGGTTACGAATAATAAAGAAGTTCACATAGGAATGGGGAACTCCCAATTAGATAAACCACTATGGTGTGGTTATCACAGTAAAGGGCAATTTGGAGCAAATCCTTCAACTTCTTTAGAATTGGTAGATGCAGAATTGCAATCGCCTAGCTTTTTTCCTTCGTTTCATAAAACAGTTAATTATGGAAATTATGTTTATGGGATAGAGCAAGGGGGTAGATATTTATATTATATTGATACAAATACAGGAAATTATAATTCTTATGTTTCTAATCTAGTATTTACCTCTACAAAAGCATTGGCAATTGATCATAACAATTATTTGATGGTGGTTGATAATAATGATACAATTGTTTGGATAGATGTGTCTACAACAGCTCACTCAGTAGTAAAAACTTACGGAATTACTCAAGCGGGCACAGAAACTTCTCACGATTTTACAGATATAATTGAAACAAATCTTTCCAGCACTTATTACATATGGCTTGCTAAATCAGGTGGTCATACGTATCACGGAGAAGGACAAGTAAATTCACCTACTGCAAATGTGGGCAGAGGTCTTTTGCAAATGGCTACTGCTCCTACAGGAACTTCTGGTACGCTTACATTTGCAGATAAAACGCCTTGGCAAGGACACGACACAACCCTTAGTGCTGGTGCTGAACCTTATGTAGGAGCTTGGTTTAAAGATTCTGGTGGAAGTGTACCTTGTAACGCAGCGATTATTCCTTACACTAAAGCAACTTTAGTTAGGGTAGGACCTTCAAATATCGGGTGGGTTGGCTGGCTATGTGAGTTTGTAGTAGAAGACGCTCAAACAACTCAACTTCGTATAAATTTTTTAAATGCTACTTTAACAAGTAATGTTGATCTAGTTGAGTTAGCTGATATGAATGGACCAGTTATGAACTTAGTTTCTCCCGGGTATACACCAGTTTATGACAGTGGTACATTTTCAAACAATGATGCAGATGAAGAAAAATGGTTTCCAGTTCGATTGAAAACAACATCCAGTTCAACTGATATTATTGGAAAATACGGAGCAGAAGGAGATTTAACTAGCGCAGTACTACAAAGCAGTTGGGATAATATAATTTCAGTTTACAGTCATGCGGGTGGTCACCTTACGGATGATAGAATTATTCTTGCTACAAATACTGCCAATAGCGGTGGAGTTTCTAGTTTATCTACAAAATTAAGGCATTTAACTTATGTAGACGCAACTCCCTCTGCTGGTGGAGGAGACACAATGATTAAAAGCCATTGGTATTGTACAAGTGATGGCGGTGGCTCGGGGTCATGGGCACACAATTCAGTTAAGACAGTATACCGTTTTGCAAAAGGTAGCGATACTGTTCCTACGTTTGAGTACTCAACTGACCAAGCAAAGGTATCAAGTGCTATTATATCATCTGTAAGCACAGGGTTTACTTATTCTTTGTTTTTGAATTCAGGATCGGGAAATGGCAAGTTAGCCACTATTAGCTCTACTGGAACTTCTAATTTTTCCAGTTGGACTAAAAGACAACAATCTCCCTTAGATATTACACTTTCTCAAACTGATATGGCTTCAGGAGACTTTAATGCTTCTCACGAATATTGGTATAAAGCATCTTTTATTTATGACGGGTTTCAGGAAAGTCCATTAGGTATTTCTTGGCAACTAAGCAGTCCTCAAGCTAAACACGTAGAATTAACTTTAAAACTGCATACAGACTCCTTAAGTAAAAGAATTACTTCTGTAGCTATATATAGAGCGCAAACAGAAACAAACGGAGGAACAGAACCCGATGGATTTTACAGATTGGTAAAAGTTCTTGATTTAGATACCTCTTGGACATTTGATACAGATGCTACTTGGGGAACTGCTAGAACAAAAACCTTTATAGATACATTTACCCTTGGTGCTAGTTATGAAGGAAGAACTGGAATTTCTGAAGTTTTAGACTTTACTACGCCTAATTACTCATTGTCTACAGAATTAAATAGTCATTTATTTGTTACGAAGTGTCATCATCAGTTAATTGAAGGCGCAAGTAATTATTTATTTAAGTCTAAGCCTTATAACTATAATCAGTTTAATTGGATAAACGACTTTTTAAAACTACCAACTACACCAACTGCAATTGCTTCATTTAAAGGGCGTATATATGTCTTTGATGAAAACAATACTTATAGAATAGAACCTAATAGTTTATATATAGAAGATGTTGTAGAGGGTGCTGGGTGCTTAGATCAAACATCCGTAGCAGTAACTGATTACGGAATGTGTTATGCTGATAAAAATTTTATATATTTACACGACGGGAATTTCGCAAACCCAATTTCGGTTGCTATAAGCAAAGGAGATACTACCTATAGTTGGCAAAACATAGATACGTCTTATAAGCCTAAAATAGTGTTTATGAATAAGTTAAAATCGTTTTTAATTGTATTTAAAACAACCGCTACAAATGGATACTATGCTTGGGTGTACAATCTATTAAAAAAGAGATGGGACTTATGGCAACCTTTTGAAAAACACGGAGCGAGTCCAAATTCAAGTGAGCCTAAAGGGTTTATACTAGGTAAAAATGGAGAAGTTTTATTTAGTTGTAATAATAAAATGTTTCAGGTTCTTGGAGATCCCGATCAAAGAAAAGGACTTTATTGGACCAGTAAAAAGATTACTTTAGGTCAGAATACTCAAATAAAAAGATTTAACAATTTTAGCGTTGTGGGAGATATGCCTACTGAAAATGTAGGAACTGTAAGCTCTGGAGTATCTGTTAAAATAGATGGAAACGATGTTACAGAATCTCCCAACGATGGAGCATACGGATGGAACAACTTTACGACTAATTCTCAAAGTGGTAAATATGTTGAGTGGGTTATTTCAAATTTTGCAGGATCTAAACACATTGATGCTTTAGGTATTGTATACAGAAGAAAAGTTCCAAATGCGGAGACGGTATCGTGAGCATAGAAAAGAAAAGACCTCTATCAATTATTAATGCAGAACCTTCAGAAATTAATAGAGTTTTGCAAAATGTGTATGATGATATAAATGAAATAATTAATGCTGTAAATAGCAACAGTCAAGCAGATAGCAATGACAGAACTTTAGGAAAACAAGGCGATTTGAAGCTGATACAAAATAATAATAAATCGTGGGAAATTCACGGTAAAACAGACGATGGTTGGGTGTTTGCATCAACTGCGTTTAAAGATAAATTAGGTGGTTCGAGTGCAGGTATAAAAACAGTTAGTGCTGATACAACATTAAGTTCTGCTGATTCTGGAAAAACTATACTAATGGGTGCAAATGGTGTGGATATTACACTTCCATCTGCATTTCCCGGTTTAGAATTTCAGATTATTCAGTCTGCTGATTACAGTACTGCGGTATGTACAATTGTGCAAGCGTCTGCTTCTGAAGATTTTTACGGAGCTGTTTATGGCTCTACTCAAGGTGAAAATGCTGGAACAGATGCAGATGTAGGAGCTAGTGCTAATACTAAAATAACCTTTTCTAATGCTTCATTAAAAGGAGATAGAGTTAGATTAGTTTCTGATGGAACTGGTTGGTATGTAGAGGCATTTGCGCAAGTATACAATGGTATAACCTTCGATAATTAAACAAAAAATGGAGTAAGATATGGGTTTATTTGATGTAGAGAAAACATACCAAGATTGGGAATTTGACCCTCAAATGGTAAACTATTCCCCAAGTGAGGGATTAATGGGTTCTATTGAAAGTCTAAAAGGAGTTGGTACTGCCCAAACAAATTTAGGAAAAGAATTTACGGGTGCTTATAGGCAAATGCTTGATCCCGGCTCTGCTTACAATCAAAGAATGTTTAAAGAGCTTAGGCGATCAAGCTCAGATATGCTTTCTCAGGGGCAATATGGAATGAACCAAGCTTTAGCTTCTAGGGGAATTGGAAGCGGAGGTATGTCAAATCTTTTATCTACTGCTATGTATAATACTGCGGGTGAAAATTTAAGAAAAGGATTTCTTGGTATACAAGATACTTCTTTAGGCAGAGCGGGGCAATTTGGAGGAATGGCTAGTGGTGCTTATAGCGGAGCTGGGCAAACCTTTGGGGCTGTGGGCGGACTTTTTGGGCAAATAGATAGAAATACCTTATCGGCTAGTATGCAAAATGCTCAAACTAGAAATGCTTATGAGCAGTATCTAAGACAATCTCAGTACAATCAAAACCTAGCTAACAATGAAGCAGTAAACGCACAAAGAGGTCAAATGTTAGGACTTATTGGCGATGTTGCGGGTGCTTTTGCAACAGGGGGACTGAGCCTTATACCTTCCTTAATAAATAGAGGAGCTGGAAGTAATAATACATATGATCCACTCGAACCCCCAACAAGCAGTGGGTGGGGAGGTTAATTATGGCAAATGGAGGAATAACACCCCCGGGGATGCAAAAAAGCAACTACAAGCCCACGTGGGGACAAGGAAATAGATTTACATCAATAGTTAAAGGAGCGGTAGATAGACAACAACAATTAGAAGTTTTATCTGCAAATTTAAAAAGCCAAAAAGAGTTAAACGATGCTGTAATAAAAAGTAGAGAAAGAATTGTATCTGAACAAGAAGGTACAAAAGCGCGTGGGCAAGATTTTGGGCTTAAAGGTATTGATAGGCAAATTGCAGGTAGAGAAACTGTAGCCGGAATGCAAATTGACGCTGAATTAGACAAAACCAATTTAAATATTGACGCACAAAAAGAAATAGTAGATAAAAGAATAGATTCTGCTGAAAAAATAGCATCACTTAAAGAGACGGGTCTTGACCGAAGGCAAGCTGGTGAGTTGGCAAATAGAATTGATTTAAGAAATATGGATCATATTAGTGCAAAGAATCTGCTTGAAAAAGAGTTGGCTAGTCGCATGGATATTAGCCAATTAAAAGAAGCTGGTATGTTAGATAGATTGACAATGCAACTTCAAAATCAAACTGCAATTGTTCAGTTACAAGAGGACGGTAGACTGGATAGACTTCTTGAGCAAATTGCAAGTACTGAAGGTATAGCTGGAGCAGATAGAAATACACGTTTACAGATTATAGATAAGCAAATTGCTGGAGATAAAGACATTCAGAAATACATTCAATCAAATTTGAATAAAAGGCAGTTAAAGGAGCTAGGTCATAAATCATTTATGGAGCAATATATTCAAGGCAAGCTTGACTCTAGACTTAATGCAAAAATTGCAAGTGAAGAAAATATTAGGCAAATGATGATTGATGCTGAAAGCGATTTAAGTCTTCAGGACTTTAACCAAAGAGTTCAGCTTCAACTAAACGACTATGGCAATAAATTTTTACTGCAAGACGACAGACAAGAGTTTTTGGCTGCTGAAAGCGAATTCGAGTTTAAAAGAAGAGGTGCTTTAGATAAAGCATCCAAAGAAAGACAGCTTATTTCTGATATTTTAAAAATGAAACAAAGTGCAAAGTTTTCAAAGCAAGAACAATTGGATCAAACTGCTTTTGTTGCAAGTCCTTTTCAGTTACACGATAAAACTGGTATTCTTGGTTTAAATTACAAAGAAGATCAAGTTCTAGATCAAGTTGAAACAAACTTAACAACCTTATCTCAAGTGACAAATATATTAAGAAACGCACCTAGAGAAGAGGTAGGATGGTTTGGTAAAAATATAATGGGTGAAACTGGTTTAGATCCTAGAGTAAAAGCTTTAAGCGGAGTTTTAAAAAGTTATGAAAAAGAATTAAGCGAAGGTCCTTTTTATAGTGCGCTTGATGACAAAGATAGAGCAAGAACTGCATTAAAAGATGTACGAGGATTGTTAGACTTATTAGACACTCCGTCAACTTCATATGATAACACAGAATGGGGAAGTCAGCAATAGATGGATCCATACCAAGTTCGTCAGCACATAGCTAGCTATGAAGCTAATCCTTGGCTTTATAATGACGATTTTGTTGATGAATTAGGCAGACACGCAAAATCACATAACATTTCCTTTAAGAGAAATATAGAAGCTGAGGAAATAAAATCTGATGCGGGCTGGAAGGATGTATTAAATCAGTTTTCTTCTGGTTTAGTTGAGGGATATACTACCTTAGGATGGGCAGATGACCCCGAAAGTGATGGGTCTCAAATTGCTAGAAGCTTAGGTCATTTAATTGGATTTGCACCCGGCATATTAACTGCGCCTTTACGATATAGCACCATTGGAGCTGCAAAGCTTGGGATGGGAATCGTTAAAGGAAGCAAGTCTAAAATGATAGCAGATAAAGTTACCGATTTTGGAACTTGGCTTGCTACAAACCCTTTAGGTAAATCTATTCCATTTCATGTTAGTGGATTTGTAAATAAAGAATTAATAAACCCTACTTTAAAAAGAGCGGGGTTTGATGTAGCTAAAGGGTTAAAAAAAGGTGACGTTCTTACAGATATATATAGAAGTGGTGCTGAACTAGGTATTGCATCAGGGGTTTCATCAGCTTGGGGAGGGCTTGGTGAGTCGCTTGCTTCTTCTATACATGGCTTTGCTTTTGGTGGAGCATTTGGGGCGATAGGTAATTTTGTTAATGTGGGTAAAATGCTTAAGCATCCCAATCCTAAAGTTCAAAAAGCTGGCGAAGATTGGTTTTGGAATAAGGTTGTAAAAGCGGGATTAGGTGGAAGTCTTCAAGGGGGCTTGGCAATGGCTCAAGATGCCCCTACATCTGTTACAATGTATGAATTTTTACTTGGTACTTATTTTGGTGCCACACATCCAAGTGCAAGAATACGATCTGCTAAAACATATGTAGATTCTTTTGCAAATCCTGAAAATGAGGTATATGGCGAAAAAAACGTAGGCAAAGAAACTCAAATGCTCAGAACTGAAGATTATAAAGCATTAACTCCCGAAGCGCAAGCTTATGTGAGAAACAGTTTCAAATGGAGCATACCTGAAAGATACAATAGAAAAGTAGGGCAATTAGAAATGTTTCAAAAAGCAGAAGATACCCCTACAGAAGCTTCTGTTTTTCTAAAAGGAATTAAAGAAAGATTAATACTTGATAAAGATGCCCAAGAAGCTGCTTCAAAGATGGCAAAAGGAGAAGGAAGAGAGCTTACAGACGTTGAAAAAGCAGAAGCAATGGCTAGGGCTTTAGAGTCTTATGATAGAACTATAGCTAACTTTCAAAGAGCTTCTGTTCTAGACAAAGTATCAAAAGAATTAATTCCCGAAGCTCAAGGAATGCAAACAGAAACTCAAGATTTACCAAATCAGCTTAATGATAAAGTTTTGGAATTAGATAAGCGTGCAAAAAAAATTGGTTTTAAAGATTCAAAACAACTTAATCTAAACTCTATTCAAGCAGAAGAGCTTATTCGTCAAAAAGGCGGTACAGAAAAAGATATAACTGAAGCGAAAGATATATTGAAAGAGTATAGTAATATAAATCAACAAGCCGCTGGTTTGTCGCCAGCAAAAGCAACATTACTTAATAAAAACTTTCAAGATAGCTGGATTTATAGGAGAAATAACGAAAAGTTTGTTTTAGATCAAAAAGTTGGTTTTGATAGTGCCTTAGAAATTTATGAGTTTCATAAAAGAATGGGTAATGAAGATATTGTTAATATTATATTATCTAGAACAGAAGGAACTCCTAAAGCACTTGAAAAATTTAATAAAGAGCGTGATAAAATAGATAAAAAAATCAATGAAACAAAAACGGATAAAAAAACTGAAGAAACACCATTAAGTACAGAATCTCAAGAAGTTGTAGACGGGATGACCAAATCTCAAAAAGAAAAGTTTGATAAGGGAACTGTTGAAGAAAAGCTTGACATCTTAGAGCAAGTAATTGATGGTAAAGTAGACAAATCAACAAGGGAGGTAGAGCCCGGAGATTATCTGAATGAAGCTACAAATAAAGAACAAATGGAGCTTAATGTTTCAAATACAGTAAGGGGTTGGTTAAGGGAAGTTGAAGTTAGTTTAAAAGGAAAAGAGTCTCCTTCTGAAATACTACAAGAAGTACTGCAAATCTATAATAAATCTGTAAAAGAAGGGTCAAGTTATGTTGATTTTATTAATGCTGTAAAAGACCATAGAAATGGAAGATATACTCCTTCTTTAAAAGTTGAAAACAGTTTAAAGCAATTATTTAACAGACAACAAAATGAAGAATTCAGACCTTACTTATTTTATAACAGAAATGGATTTATCGGTGAAAATGATATTTACAACAACAAAGGGGATCGTGTAGCAGAACGTGCTACTGTTCCACCAGATGAAGCTCATTTTAAACAAACTCCAATTGTAAAAACTAGATCAAGTAAAGAAATCGAATCAGAATGGATAGATTGGATTTCAACAGAGCAATTTTCTCCTACTGCTGGTAAAAAGATTATACGATCCAACATAAAAGACTTTGATGAAACAAAATCCAAGATAGAATTTGCTAATGCTAGGGATATTATTTACGACGAAAAAACAAATACATTTAGAGACTATGAAACAATGGCATTTGATAAAAATGTTAAAATTGTTGAGTTTAAAGAATTTGATACAGAATATGGTATTTATAAACCATATGAAAAAGTATGGGATAAAGAAACTAGAGAATTTGTCCCTGTAATGGAAAAAGCAGAATGGTTAGACCTTACCTATAAGCTTGATAAAGGAAATAGATATTTAAAGATTCCTAAAAAAGATAACGGAGTTGAAAGAATCTATCCATACCACAAAAGCGTCAGAAATCTTTCTAGTGCTGAATTGGATAAATTGTGGGATAGCTACTTAACCATTTTTGATAGTATAAACAAAAGAGATAAAAACTCTAAGGCGTTTTCAGCAAAGTCTTTAATAGAAGAAGATATGAAGTACTACCTAGAGTTTCACGGTCTTAATAAAGCTCCACGATTAGAACAAGAAGCTTTTAAAAAGGTTTATAAGAAAGCTATGTTATCTAATTTTCTATACGAACCTGGGGCTCAGTTTGCTAATGCTGGTAAAAGAGTAAAATATGAAAGTCAGATAGCTTCAAAAGCTATGCCTCAAAATATGGAAGAGTCCTTTAGAGATATTGCTCCTAACCTTGATATGGAAGTTATACCAATTGACGGGATGCCTGATGGTATAATCCACAAAACAAACACCAAGGGTATACCACATGAGACTTACTACACAAAGGACGCTAAAACAGGAAAAATAGTAAAAAAGAATTACGAAAGTGAGATAGATGGTTATATGGTTTTGCACACAGAACTTTATAATCGTTTATTAGAGGCAAATGGGTTTGATGCTTCTACATCACGATTAAAACCTTCTATTGCAGCCTACATAGGCGATCAGCTATTTATTGTTAAAGGTGGAATTCATCCATCTCATCCTGAATACGATTCAGCTATGTTAAATAAAAATAGAGCAATTGTTACAATGGATGCCGCTAAAGTAGTTCCTAACAATACAGAAGTGTATTTTGGAGAAGCTTCTAAGACTAAAAAAGGTGTTTCATATAAGTTTAAAAACAAGCAAGGTAAAATTGTTAAAAATCCCAAAACAATCAAAATACCTTTAAAAGACCTTAGAATTGATTATGGTGTTTATGAAGATGTTGGAGCATTGTTAAAAACTCAAACAATTAAAAAACAGTTTCACGTTCTTTTAAATGAACTTCAGATACCCAAAGATGCTTTTCAAGAATTTACATCAGAAATTTTTGATAGAAATATTGAAGGAACCAAAGATGCAAATGCTGTAGTTGAGTCAATGAAAAAGAATCCTAAGATGCCTATTCCTAATAATTTTAAAATAAGAGATATAGGAGATGCTCAGTTTACTTATATAGTTAGCAATCCTCAGCGTATGAAACCTCTTTATAAAGAATTATTAAAAGAGATGACAAGGGAAACGCAATATAAGGAAAGAAATAGTGAATTTGGTGAAGAAGAATTTTTAATCGAATTGGATAACTATGTAAATGAACTTCAAAGATGGGCAAAGTATAGTGATTTTGATCCTATTGCTGCTCACGCTAAACCAGAGCTGTATCAAGCAATGGTTCAAAGATACAGAAAAATTAAATACACATACCCTAAATGGAGATATTCAGCAAGTGGATGGGTAGCAGGCGTTGATCCCGTTTCAAAATTAAAATACGGTCATATTAAACAAGGAAAATTCAAGTTAGGTTATTCATACGAAAAAAAGAAAATTAATTTTTCAGGTGCAGATTGGGAACTTGGAAAACTTTGGGAGCTGTCTAAAAAAACCACAAATAAAAAAGAAAAAGAAAATATACTAGATGCTTTAGAGTATGCAATTATGAGAGTTCCGTCTCCCGCAGTTTCAGGAACACGAATTCTCCAATTTAGCGGATTTATTAGAAACGATTCTAATAAAAAAGATTATGGAGTGTATATGCACCCTAAAGATCATTTCTATATTGATGGAGCAGACGTTGATGGGGATAAGGTATTTATATATCAGAATATGCCTAAGAAGTTTCGTGATGCTGTAAAGAAAAATAGAAATGAACTTTCTACTAAAGTAGGTAAAAAGGAAGTTATGTTTCCAAATAAAGATCCCAGTAAGCAAGTAACTGAAGATTTCGGTAGTGGTTTCCCAAATAAAATCACAGAAGCGCTTTTTAGCAGTAAACTAAGTCAGTATATGCCTTTTGCACTTAGAAAAGTAGGTATGTCTTCTTTCTATGGTAAAGAATCAATGGGTACAGTTGTTAATGCTAAAACATTTTTAAACTATGTAACTGCTGATGTAATTAAAAAAGGTGGTGTTAAAAGAATACCTATATTTAAAAAAGGGTATGAAGATTTTAATCTTGTTTTAAAGACTGATTTAAGCAGACTAAACAACGAAAAAGATGGCTATAGAAAATATGCAGTAGAATCATCTAGCAGAACCGCAGATAGTTCTGAATATTGGAATATTATCGATGCTTTAGAAATGCGTGACTTAATGTTTAATAAAGCTTTTAAAGAAGCGTATGCAGTAGATAAAAAAGGAAATAGGATAGACGTTAATTTTAGTCTTTTAAAATCAACTGAGTATGGCAATTTGTACCATATAAATGAAAAGCTGTATGGCAGAAATCATTATGCAAACAAACCTTGGAGTATAAACGAAGTTCAGACTGCAATGAAAAACGCTAAAAGTACAAAATTTAGGTTTAATTCACTTTTTCACTTAGCTAACAAAATGGCTGATAATGAAATTAAAATTAATCTTATGGGTGGATCAAAGCCTTGGAGAACATTGGTATCTGAAGTAAACGAACAATTAAAAGACCCTTCCTTTTTTAACAGATTTGGTCAGTATATTGACAGAAAGAAAATGCAGATAGGTTCTGTTTATATGAAAACAGATAATATCAGAGCAGAGGAAATGTTATTAAAGTTTTTTAAAGACAATCCCGAATTAAATACACCTGAAAAAGCACTTAATGTTAGGCAATTGCGAATTAAGGGAATGATGGGTGATCCTAAAGAAAAATGGGATATGGATAAAAAGTATGTTGATCTTTATAAAAAGATGAAAGCTGAAAAAGTTATCCAACCTCACGATGTTCTTACTGAGGCTAAATTAAAGTTTAATGATGTAATGGATTTATATAGCACTTTAAGAGTATCAAAAAAAGGTAAAAGGCTTATTGAAGCAATGGATGAAGCTGGACATAGAGATGTTTCATTTGATTTTCTTAGGCAACTTGCTCAAAGTGCAATAAACATTAAATCTAAATACAATACAACTAGGACTGGTAATCAACGTAAAAAGATAGGTGAAATACAGACTATAAATCAAATTAGCGATAGATTGGAAAAGGTAAAATCTGACATTACTAAAAAGGCAAGAGACTTTGGAATTGACCCCGCAATAGCTACAGATTATTTTGATAATTATATGATGAGTTCTCTATACAACCAACCAATGAGTCCGCAAAAAACACGAAGTATTATTGATGCTGAAGTTGAAAAATTTAGAGCCAAAGAAAAACTATTTGAGTCTAGAGGTCAAAATGAAGAGCTTAGTAATTCTGATCAAAGATTATATAATAACTATCAAAGAATTCAAAACAACTTTACTAAATGGTACAACAAAACAAGCTTTAACCGCTTTCCTTTAGAAACAAGACATATATCAGAAAAAAGAAAAGAAGAATTTATTAGAGGGTTTACTAAGGTTGCTAATCTAGTAGAAGACAATCAGCCTTTTACCAAGATTAACAAAGAGATAGGAAAGCAGATAGCACCTGAAAAAGTAGAAGAAGGTAAAGGCGCAGGAGAAACTAAGAGAAGAATAGAAGCTAAGACAAAGATTGAAACTTTATTTTCAGAAAGATTTAAAGACACAACGGAAACTCTTATAGTAAAAGAAAATGTTCCAAAGGATATACCTAAAGTATTAAAAGAATTAGAAACAAATCTTTCTAGACTCCCTCAGGAAGCTACTTATTTTATGGAAAACTTTTTTGCAGCGTACCAACAAGAAAAATCAGGAGTTGCAAAAAGAATAGGAGAATCTTCTTGGGATGACATAAGAGGTTTTAATAGGTTTATGAAACAGATAGTTATTGAAGGTGCAGATTCTTCAAGAATGAAAAAAATCTATTATTATATGTTCCCTGAAAGAATTGGAGAAAAGTCTCTTTCTTTTGATATGAGTCAAATGTACAAACACCCTATTCCTTATTTAAACAAGCAAGGAAAAGTTGAAGTTCTTGACATTAAACTTCCATTTAGTACAATGAAATATTTAAGCACTTCTTATGGACATCTTTATACAATGACAAATATTGAAAAAGAAATTATGCAAGAAGAGATTCAAGGCAGATACGAATTAAGAGATCAAATTAGAGGTCTTGAAGATGGAGAAACTCAATTTGCTAAACTTCATAGAGTGGCAGTTTCAAAAATGCTTAATGATAGAGGTGCTGGACAACAGGGGAGCAATCAGTCTAAATCTAAAAGAGCAGAGCACTACAGACAACTTTGGGAAGAAAATAGAGCAGACTATGAATTGTTAAAGAATAAAGAATTTGAAATTGTAGAAAAAGGTAAAACTGTTAAAAAAACTGGAGCTGAAGTTGTTGAATGGATAGGTGAGCAACACGGAGAGTTGCTTCAAAATATTTATAAAAAATGGATAAACTCTGGAATTGATTGGAGTAAAATAGATGATAAGGCGGAATTTGGTAAACTAGACGAACTATTTGAATACAAACCAAATGGTCAATTAAATATGAGACGTATTCGTAAAAAATTACTAGAGCCAGCAGCCCAAGGAGATAGAAACAAAATAAAAAAACTTATAGAAACAAGTTCTTTATCAGCCGATGCTTTATATAGAATACAATATGAAATTATGTTAGAAGCTAGAATAGCTGAAAAAGGATACTTTCCTAGTAGCACTAAAGCTTTAGATTACAGACTTCAATCTAGAAAAAGATGGAGAACATTACCCGATGGAACTGTAGAGTGGAGAAAAACCGCTTTTAGACCTACTGGCTATGTAGGTACTAAAGAAGTTGCTATGTTAGATGCCTTTGAGTATTGGCCTCAGATGGGACATATGAATACAAGAGCAAGCAGAAGGGCAGTTCAAGAATTCATTTCTGAACAATTATCTGAAACTAGATCAAACATTGAAAAATTTGCAGACGCTATAAAAAGAAATGAAGATGTATCTATAGAAGATTTTAATATTAAACCAAAGTTTATAACTCAAGCAGAAGCTGATATAAGACTATTTAAAAAAGGTGAAATAACTAAAGAAAAACTTGTTGAAAGATTTGTTGCTATGCAAGAACAAGATTTTGAAGTCTTTTTAGGAAATAGGGCAAGTGAAGATGGTGGTGCAAATGAACACGCTATGAGATGGCTTTTAGCAAATCATAGTAGCGATGAGTACATTACTAAAGATTCTACGGGTTTTAATAGTAGACCGGGATCAGGTAAGGCTAGAGGTGATACAACAATGCCGGGTTTTTCTTTAGATTTTGATGTAATAGAAAGCTACTCTAATCAGTGGATTTCATCTTTTTATAACAACCTAACCTCATTAATTGCACACGATAGAATTTCTGATTTTTCAAGAAGAAATCCCCTTAAAAATAAAGACAACAATGACGAGTGGGAAAACCATATGAAAATGTACACTAGAGATGTTTTAGGATACCCTAGTGTGTTTAATTCAGAAATGATAGGTCTTACTAAAGATCAAAGAATTAGAATGGAGAAGAAAGTAAAAGAGATTGAAAAAGCAGATAAAGAAGGAAAGATTATCTCTACACAAGAATATGAATTTTTTGAACAAGCAAAAGAAACTCTTCGTAAAGACAAAATAAGAAGAAAAGTTAGACATACTCCTTATTATTGGTTAAGCGATGAAGTTATTTCTAGTAAATTAGAAAAACTTGCTTTTAAATTAGGAGGCAGAGACACACCTAAGCTCCCATCTTTTGAAGATAGTTGGTTTCCACGATTAAAAGAACTTCCAAGAACTAAACAAGCTCGAGACTACGCTCTTAGAAAGATAGTGCAAAATATAGGCGCATTTGAAGCAAAGTGGTCTCTTATTTCTTTACTATCTCATCCAAGAACAGCATTTGGTAATATTTTAGGAGGAAGTACTAATACTATATCTAATAATGGGTTAAGACATTTTGTTAAAGCTAAGGATCCCGCATATTTATATTCTGTTTTTAGAGGTGCAGAATTAAATGATGGCACTAAAATATCTAGAGACAATGTAATGCAGTTTTTAAATCGTTTTGCTGAAGAATCGGGTGCATTAGAATCTTTTATTGTATCTGAAGCTTCTCTTGCGAGAGGGTTTAGGGGTAAGAAAGTAAAAGGATTTTTAAAAGAGTTTACTAGCAAACTTAAAGAAGATTACAATATGCCAGATTATACTCTTTATGATATTGCTAAGAAACATGGATTTAATAAAACTGTTGTAGATGGCGGTGCTTGGTTTATGAGAAAATCTGAAAGAATGTTAAGACGAGATTCTTTTTTATCACACTATTTAAGTACAAGAGAAACCCTTAATCAGTTAATACCAAATCTTCAATACAATGATCCTTATTTATTAAAGATGGCAGTAAAGGGAGTAGAAGCAACTCAGTTTTTATATCACTCTAGCACAAGACCAGCTTTTTCAAGAACATCAACAGGAAAAATATTTACTAGGTTTATGCCATTTGCTTGGAATTCTATCAAGTTTAGAAGACTAGCTTATTCAAGAGCAAAAGTTCACGGTTTCGATATGAATACTCAGGCGGGTAAAAGATTTCAAAGGCAGTTAACAGCAGATTTAATGGTATTTGCTTTAGGTCAAATATTTGTATCGTCTATATTTGATTCAGCTTTACCACCACCTATGTCTTATATGCAAGATACAGCAGATTGGTTATTTGGAGACGAAAAAGTAAGAGAAAGAGCTTTCTTTAACCAATGGCCTCACCCTGCACTTGCACCACTCTCAGCAGTTACTGGTCCTTCATTAAGGTATATCCTTTCACCTACTAAGGCTTTAATAAATAACGATTGGGAATCGTTTTTAGATTATCACGCTTGGACGTTTGCACCATTTGGTAGGCTTGCAAGATCAGCGGTAAGAACATATGATAATCCTGAAATGTGGGTAGAAGAACTAACTGGGTTTCCTATACATAGATTAGCACAGAAAATGAAAAAATCACGTAAAGAAACAGAAGAAGAATTAGCTGAGGTAGCAATCTAATGAATGCAAGAGAAAGACAATTTTATAATCAATTATTTAAAACTATAGGTATTGATCCCAGTTCTTTTAAAACACCAACTGCAAAACAAAGTCCATATTTTGATGCTAAGGGTAAAAGAATTCCACAAAAAAACATTAATCAATATGAAATAGTCTACGATAGCAAAGGTGAAGAACTTCCAAATCCACAAGGGAGAGGCTTAGTTGATTTAATTCCAGCCAGCCCTAGAGATTTAATAGTTGAAACATTTGGTGCAGGTATAGGTGAAGCAGTAAATAATCCTGAAGTAGGTGCCGTAGGTGGATTACTTGCGAGTATACTAACTGGTAGACCAAAACCAAAACAACAAGTTAGTAATCCTTATAATTCATATAGTAATCCTTATAATTCATATAGTTCAAATCCTTACCAATATACAAACTACCCTGTAACAGTTAAAAATAGGGGAGTTGCTAAACCTACAGAACTACTTGATTTATCGAATCCTTCTATTAAAAAAATTGTTAATCAGTTTAAGGATGATCAAGTAGGTAGACTTCCTCTTACGGGGTTGCCTAGACTTGAGTCAGGTGGTACGATAAGAGGTTTAGACGAAGTTGATGTTGATTGGATGTTAACGGATAGATATGGAAAAGATGCAGTTCCTATATTTCGTCAAGGCGACTATAAACAATTTGGGGAAATTAGAGGTATAGAAAATCTTGATAATGTACGGGGGCACAAACAAATGATGTTTGGGAATATTGATGTTCAAATGTCGGATGTTGATATTGAAAACCCTGCACATTTTAATAAGTGGGTTACAGCTGAAAGTCAAGGAGAAGCTTGGGAAAGAGCACAAAGGTACGTAAGAGACAATCCAGAAAGACGATTAAGTGTAGATTTAACCCCGGGTGGTATTCGTTTTTATGATACCAGTATGGCTGGAATAACAGACAAGATGAAAGGCGAGTCTGTCAATAATTATATGAAATTTATGGGGGCATTAAAAACTGATCCAGCATATATGAATTTCGAGTTAAGTAGAATAGCTGATCGTTTAAATAAAATTTATAAAGGGTCGCCAAGCAAAGGAAAAGGACAGTTTGGAAAATCTTTATTAGATTTTATTGCTCAGAAACCTTATGCTTTAGATAAGAGTGGAGCTCCGCTTTTTGCACAAGAAAACTGGATTAAGATGTCTGGTAAAAATGCACCGGGATACAATCCGGTAATGGAAGAAGTTGATTGGGATAAGATTAAAGGTATGCCAGATTATATACAGAGACGATTTATTCAAACAGGGGGAATACAAAGTGCAATTCGGTTATCAGCTAAGCCACAACGAATAAGCAGATGGGCAAGAAGCAAAAGTGAGGCTCCATATACTTCACAATGGATAGGAGACATTGTAGGCAAAGAATCTACACAAACATTATTTCCACAAAGCGCAATGCGAGACAAGGCTAACATTATAGATCAGTTAAGATATGTGCAAGGCTTGCAAGACCCTGTAAGAAAAGATTGGGGTGTGGGTTTTGGAGATAGTGATCTACTTGATCCAGTTCTAAGCTCGTTTGAGAACACAGCACAAGAAACAATAAGAAAAAATTTAAAACTAGGGTTATTACCAGCAATACCTACTTTAGGTCAAGAATTTAATATAGAGGAGAATAGATAATGCCATACGGAAAAGGAACTTACGGAAGAAAAAGAGGTAGACCCTCAAAAAAGAAATCTAAGTCACGTAAAAAGAGCAAAAAAAAGAAATAGATAAGCAATTGGGACACAGTAGCGTTCTTACTACAGAACGCCACTATGCCCCCTTTACTTGCAACTAATGTTGAGGATTTTATTTTGTAATCTAATTCTCCACTTATTCTTCAAACACTAATTTTACATTTTGTCGGTTTGCTATTGATTTTAATAACACTTTAATATAATACCTATCGTCTGAATTGACTTCGTCCAACCTTCCAGTATCCATAAAATATTCAAAAGCATCATCAATTTGTTTTTTACTTACTTTGTTTATCATTATTACTCCTTTTTATTTTGTAATCTGATTAACTTTCAAACTCACAAGACACATAACCATACTCTTTAATTGCTCTTCTGATTCTCATACCCAATTGGAACTTAGCAGCATAAGGCATTGCTTTTTCCCATAATTTAGTTTCTGTTTCAGGGTCATCTGTCGACATTATCCATCCTTTAACATTTACTTTAGATAACCAGTTTCTAGCTGATATGCCTGTTTCTTTTTTACATACTTTGTTTACTCTTTTTATTTCTTTATCACATATTGGCAAGTCGTCTTCATCCCAACTCCAACTATTATTTGGATTTCTTCCTCCAAAATCCATTATATCAGAACTTGGTTGTGTTGCAAACCAAAATTTATGTTCTATATCTCCATTAACATATCTACCCATTACTCAACTCCTTTTTCTAATTGCTTTTTTGTCAGCATTCTGGGTCATTTTGTATTCCTTTTGTTTCTTTTTTTTCATCTGTTATCAATGTCACTAATAACAGTAGGTACTGAATTGCATCTGAGATTCGCCCTTCAATCTTTTCATCAGAGTATTCAGTACCTTTGTTTACATAGTTAGTGATAGAGTCCATATGCTTTAATAGATAAACCATTATAGCTTTTTTAGGATCAATATCTAATCTATTGCCTACATTTTTAAAATTAGCGTGAACATCTTTATCACCTTGGCTAATAGTATACTCTATTCTTTTACCTGCAGCCATCTTTAAAGACTCACCTAAAAATATATCAATTGTTTTATTGTATACATCATTATTCATTCTCTTCCTACCTTTCTATATCCTTCTTTAAGTATGAAATCAAAATCTTTTTCAATCTCTGTTGGTTGTTCAGACTTTTTAAGATTTTCTTTATCGTATATTTGTTCTAAAAGATGTCGGATGTACTCCTCTTGTTCATCTTTATTAAACTCGTGTACGATAGAATCTGTTACTATATCTATTAATTTTTGTTTACTCATTTCAAGTTCCTATTTACTAGCGATATATGGGGTATTTTCAGCATAAAATAGCTTGCTCTCTCTATCTTTTTTAACTTTGCCACGTGTTAGGTTGCCTAAAGTTCTTTTAGCTTTCTCGAGCGTATTTTTCTCTGAAACGTAAACCCATAATCTTGAGTTAAGAGACCATAAGACTAGCTTAAAGTCTTTTCTCTGTCTCATTTTCTTATGTATATCGGGATTGTTAGTTTGGTAACGGTAACTTTTGTCACCACGAATAAAAGGTGCTTCTCGCCACATATATGTTCTATCCATCGCATACCTCACAATTCTTTCGATCACAGGGTATGCCACCAAAAATACTTCTACTTAAATAGTCTACAATTTTTTTCTTGCGACGATTAAGCTTATAGCACCAATATCGGTTGCATTCCAAGCAGAGATAAGGCGGATATTCTGTTGGGTTTTTACCTCGCCAACTATCAATCGCCTTATCCTCTGCAATCATTTTAAGATCAATCCACTCTTTAGCGTCTTCGCCAAAGTAATAGATTAAATCAAGTATTCGAGCCTTTCTTTTTCCTCTTTCATCTGAAGTTTCCAATCTGGAAGCCATAGGTATCTCTCCATACTGACTTCCTTACCATCTTCGTAAATCTTTATTCTGATAATTTTGTATTCTTTACCAAGTGCATTGCACAAACTAATGTTAGCAGTATAAGGAAAGCGGCAATTACCCAAATAGCCACCCCTATACCAAGTACTAACACATTTGCAATCCATTCAGCAATATCAAATACTATCATTAATTACCACCATACTTGTTAAGCGTTTTGTTGATTAGTTCAGTTACTTTATTAAGTCCATAATCATCGGGTTCAAAAGACTGAACATTGTTTATATCTCGCTTTATTGATTTTAAAGCTTCTGTTAGTTTTTCTATAATGTGGTCTGATTTCATAACTTCTCCGGAAAGTTTAGCCAACTCACCTTCGTAATATGATTCAGGTTTCATAGTTTCAAAAACATCACCCATTGGGATTTGTGCCATCCCATATTTCATCTACCTTAGTTTGAATATTGTCTAATTGTTCTTGCCTAAGGTGATTGCGATAAGTATTTACAAATATCCAAATTGCAATCATTAGAACCATAATCCATTCCATATTATTATTTACAAACATATGGTAGGCATAAGTAGTCCAGCTAATATCATTCATTTTTCACTCCTAGTTATTAAGTTTTGTCTTATTGATTTTGGTAAGTTTTTCCACTTCGCTATATTAGATTGTTTATCTTCAAGTTTTTTAAATCTGTTGTGAGCTGCGCCATTCTTTTCGATCATACCCTTTTGTAGCATTTCTCTATACAGACCTACCAATCCATCAAAATTCATTGTAGTATGATGTGAGCTTATATACTTAGTCACAATTTCCACCTTTACAAATTCCTTCATTGGATTCGATTACTTCCTGATCACTAACCAAGTTTTTTGTTTTTCTCTCTATGCTTATAAGCTCATCATTTGCTTTTTGATGAAACTTATTCATCTGTGAAGCGAGGCTACCTTCTTTATTTGTTTGATATAGAGACTCAGTAATCTCTTTTATTTCGTCTAACTCAAACCAAATTCCAAACTTGTAAATCTGTTCAGTTTTTGTTTCTGTTTTCATTGTCAATTCAGACATTTATTTTCCTTTCTATTTAAAGTTATTGGGGCTCAAACAGCGCCAACCATTTCACTTGTTACACATTGCTTCTTTGCTCATACCAAAAGAATTACAGTTTTATGTTTCAAGCTTGAACCCCAAATTGTTATTTTTTACAGATCTTGCATACGATTCTATTTAGACCGTATGTGGGCATATCAGCATATCTAGCAGCTGATCCATCTACAGAGATTGACCATACCATTTTGCAAGTAGGACAAAACTTTAATGTCCGTTCAATGTGAGCATTGTTTATATTGTGTTTAAAAGTTCTTGTAGAACGTCTAGACATCTTCTTTATAACCCATTCCATTATTATTTATCCTTTGTAAATTCCAAAACAGCATCATAATCGGATTCAAGTTTGTGAATCCCATCATTTTTATATGCTTTTTCAATTAAGTGTTTAATCTCTTCAACTGCATCACTAGCTTTACAATCGTATCTAATCCATTTTGCTATTTTTGTTATCTTCTTATTACAATCTTCACAAGCAACTGCATCTTTAATTGAATGCACCATTACTTTATCCCTTGAGTTGTTTTAAAAGATTAAGAAATTTATCCATTGGCATTAAAGCGTATGTGTCTCCACGATCCTCCCTAAATGCTACTATATCTGTGTGTTCACACTTTAGGTATTTAGGCAATGTTTTTCTGCGTTTTGCTTGAACTGTATATTCTTCTATCTTTAAATCAACTTCTTCGTGAAGTCCTAATGATTGACCATTAGAACCCCAAGCGCGTTGGGCTGAGAACCCCCAGCCCTTAGCGTTGTTGACAAGCTCTCGCTCAAAAGAATTACCTTTGCGTTTACTTGGGTTGCTCATTTTTTATTATTTCCTTTTCTATAAAACGAACTTGCAAAGAAGCAATAATATTTCCTTCTTCATCAGTTACATTTATATACTTATCAAGTAAATGTGCATATTCTTTATTAATTAATATATCATCAACTGAGTATCTGTAATATGTTACGGTAGCCATTTTGTCCACCTGTGTAGAGTAAGACTACACTCCATTGGTCCAAAACCGAACCCTAGATTAAAGTGTTCACCGTTTACATTGTGAAAACCGACAAACATATTCATTAAAGTAAAAAGGACAAGCCTAGCTCCAACCCCTTCACCACTATTTAACATTTCTAATTTGAATAGGTACTTCATTAAACTGCCTTTCAAAAACTCTGATCGTGTAGAGTGATAGGAGGTGGCTCATCAAATGTCATATGTTCTTTATTAAACTGAAACATTATTTTAAGACCTTTTCCATCTCTATTTTTATCAGAGGTAATTATTCTTCCATTTTCTATTCTAGTTCCATTGAGAGTTAATACTTTATCAGCTTCTTGTACAACAGTACTTGAACCTTTTGCAGAATTAATATCAACATAACCAGTCTTAGCTGATTCCTTATTAATATGATGAACCGCAACCACAACACATTCTTGATTAACAGCAATGTCTTTCAATTTTGTTATTATAGCGTTCATCTTATCAAACTCATTATGAACATTCTTTACAATAAGTTTATTTGTAGGGTCAACCATTACTATATCGGGATCAAATCGAGCAACTTCTTCTTCAAGTTTTTCTATTTCAGGGCATTTATGAACTGCGTGTATGTGGTCAATGCTATCATATAGATTTGACATATCTTCAAGTTCCTTATGGTACTTATTAGATTGGTCTTTTGAATATCCTAAAGATATTTGTACTAATCTTCTATATGTTAAATGCCAAGTGTTTTCTAGCGATAGATACATTATCTTGTGTTTTCTTAAAAGAACTGCAAGATTAGATAAGTATGTAGACTTACCCATTCCAGTATCACCAAGAAGGATAACAAGTTCACCCGGCATTATCCAAAAGTCAGAATTCCAACTTCTATAAAGATCTTTAAAGTTGAAAGCACTTTTTGATATACCAGATTCAATGAACTCTTTATACTTTTCAGCTAGCGTACTCATATTTTCAATTGGCATAGAATAATCTTTACGTTTGAAATGGATACACTTAGGATCGCAGTACTTAGACATTATATAATCATTACACCAATAATTATATCCTTTATCATATACACTATTTACAGTACTAATCGCTTCTTCTTTATTGCCAGTCCAACTCATCAATGTTTGAATAACACTTTCCTTTGGAATGCCTGACCTTCTGTACCAAGCAGCGATCCTCATCATAGATTCGTTTCTTTCACCGGGTATTGGAGGCTTAGATAGTAGAGTTTGCATACAAGTAACTACTGTAGTTGGGTCTATGTCAAATGTAGACTTTTGAGCAGTCACATTTTTATAAACCTTCTCAACCTCAAGTTTTAAATACTGTTTTAGATAGTGTTCGACATTTTTAAAAGCATACTGATTCAAGTTTATTTCATCAGGAACCGTTGATGCTTTTTTTTTGATGTCTTCTATGCTAAAAGTATTTAACTCTCTTAATGTTAGAGGAACCTTAAATAACTTGCTCTTTTTATTGTAACTAAAAGGAGCGCGTATCAATCTTGCACCATCATATATTTTATCAGCATCGGGAAAAACAGTTTCTAAAGTTGCTTTAACAGAAAAGGGTAGAGTAGTAGAGGGGGTAAAGCCAAATAAATCTGGCAAAACGACATGAAAGCCAGTTCCGCTATACCACACTTGTATGTGTTCTTCTTTTATTGATAAATCCTCAAGTAAATCTGTATTTACAAAGAATTTAACTGCCTGCAATCTCTCAGTTTCGGATAATTCCTTAAAGTCAACATCTAGAATAATCTGATCAACATAGTAAACACCCTTAAATGTGCTTATAGAGTTTTTACCATCGAGATGACTTTGAATTTCCTGATCGAAAGAATACCAGCTATGATAAAGTTCGCGCTTGGCAGAAGAGACACCAATAAGGCTAGGCAGATTCGCAATTAAATCTGCCATACCTCGATTGGCTATATGCCCTGAAGCTATTTCTACGAAATGCGTTGGATTTCCCAACTCTTTTCACCTTTGAACTTGACTACTTCTTTCAAAGTAATACCTGCGTTTTTGAGCATATAATCTTTCTCATTCTTAATTCCTCTGAACTTTCTCATAAAAGTATCGGGATTGAATCTCTTGCTATATGTATTAAAAGCCCATTGTGGTGCATCTATTTGTATATGATGCGAACCTATTACTGTGCCAGTTTCAAGTCGTTGCAAGAACTCAATAATAAGACTCTCAACGCTTATTTTAGGTATTCTAGGTTTTGACCTATGAGAGGCTTTTCTAGTGTAATCCATTAGGAAAGATCAGGCATTAGGTTTGTAGTGTCTACTTCGCCTTCAACTTTTTTACTTTCCCATATAGAACCAAGAGAGCTGTTTCCATTGAACTTTTTTGGCTTATTCTTAAGAGATTTCCACCATTCAAGCATTGGTTTTATACCACTTTCAACAGTACCGAATTTGTAAGGAAGAATAGTTCTTTTATTGTTTCCATTACCATTTATATCGGTTGTTTCATACTCAATCACATAGCATTTTCTTCCGATACAATCACGGATTGTTTCTTCGGAAAGACCTTTTTTGTCTTCAGTTAATGTGCCAGCGGTAATATCGTGACCTAATGCAGTAAGAAAGTCTGCGATATTCTTAGAAGGTCCTTGAACTTTGTTATCACCAAACGGAGATCCCCATCCTACAACTTCGCCTCTTTCATTCTTTTCGTGATTGCAGTTCATATACCAATAGATACCAAACTTTGATTTAGAGTCTTCGGGTAAATCAGCATTTATATTGATACAAATATCATTTTCATACTGACTTTTCTCTGTTACATTCTTTATATCTGTTATAAGAGCGCATTTAATCCACATTCCCTTGGGCCAATCCCCATTGGAACCTTTATTTGATATGTCTACTTTTCCAAAACCAGTCATTTATTCTCCATTTCTTTTAGTTGTTTTTCAAATTTATCAAGTAATTGATTGCTTAAAGAACCTTGTAGGAATAACATTGATTCTTCTTTTTTATCTTCGTGCATATCTAGCTTTAAAAGGAGCTTTTTAACTGCTTCTAAGCGAGTCTTGGTAGGCGTTTTATTATTATGTATGCCTATTTTAGTATCTGTTATTAAGATTTGAGCTTCAGCTTCACTAAGATTTTTAAATCCACTTTCTTTATGTTTTTGAATATCTATCTTATTCTTTTGGGGGCACTCTGTTTTAAGCATTAGTTCATTTAGCTTTCTACTTTGCTCACCAGTCACCATCCCGGGCATTATATCATCGCCTGTAATGTGAGTTTCTTTTTTGTAGTCAAGCATTTTAATATCTTCACCAGCCCATAATTCGATACCTAAGCCCGTTAGAGTAGATAAACCTTTTGCTAGGCATCTGCGAATAGTATTTTGAACTTGAACAGAATCGGGATTTTTAACTGATCTATTTGAATTGTCAGTTACAGCAAGTTCCATAGTTGTAGTATGAGTGTCACCGTTTCTATCCTCTATTTCAATTTCTACAAACACCAATGCACTTGCATCTGGCAATATTGTATAGGGAAGTAAGTACTTATTTCCACCAAGTTCAGTTGGAAATCTTTTTACGGTATAATCACATCTAGGAAAGAATTGCTTTACTAAATCCCAAGCTTTCGCCCAAGACAGGTAGTCAAATCTTCCTTTCTGTTCAGTCATACCTTTTATATCTTCATTGCGAAGAACTGCGTACATATCGCACATTTCTTCAAAGTTAGCGTTTTGTGTTTCGCTCATTATGCTCCTATAGTTAAATTATTAAAAAAGAGAAGGGCTGGAAAACCAAGAAAATAGGTAATAGTAGTGGGTATCTTGGTACAAGGAATATCCAACCCTTCATATATTAAATTATGCCATTGCTCTTTTATGGAGAGCGATATGCTTTTCTATTATTTTATTAGGTGGACTTGTTTTTAACGCTTCTGTGCAAGCATTATATAAAGACCACATATTGTCTTCTTTAAACTCTTCGAAAGGAGGTTTATCCCAGTTTTTATAAGCATCATTAGACTGATTAGCTGATAACAACTTGTATCCTCTAGCTTTACCTATAAACTCGTAAGCTTGATCTTTACTTACAGGCATATCCTTCATTGTTTGAGTATCTTTAACAATATTGGCAAAGTTATTATTCGCTTTGTATAAAGCACTTACCAATTTGTCTTGAAGATCACCTAATACATTTTTAGTATGCTTTCTCATTATAGTGATTTCACCTACGAAAGCCATATTATCACAGACAAATATTCTAGCACCAGCACAAACGCCATTTGCCATTGATTTGTCATAACTAGAACGCATACCAATCGCTTGGTGCATTTCTTCATTTTCACCTTTATAGTAGTGAACTCCGAAGAATTTGTTATAGTTGTCATCTTTATCTTTACCTGATAAAGCATACTGAGAGCCATCATACTCATAACCTTTGAGTAATGTATCGGCTACTTCTTTTGTATTGTCTATTATATCTTTATATGGAACAGGAACGTATGTCTCTGTTTCCTGTGGAAGTGGGACATTACAAACTTCATTGTAGTCTGCATTTATTCCACCGCAATGAACCATTAGTTTATTCATCATAAGGTTTTCCTTAGAATATTAAATGTTTTCATTATTTGTTTATGGGCTGGGTGAGGATCTGACATATTTTTAGCACGCCATTCATCACATTGTTTAGTCCATCTTTCATATATCTTTGTGGCTAATTCTTCTGTGCATTCAAATGTAGTAATTAAGCCATTTACTGCAATTTCTTTTGTGGGATGACCTAATCTGCTTAGATAAGGAAATAGGTTCTCACACATTTCATCCGCTATTGTATCAAGTTTGCTCATTAAAAAGTGTTTCTTGATTTTTATCTATCCTTTTAGCATCGGATATTTCTTTTGCCCGGGAAAGAAGGGCATCCAGTTCTCGTGTGGATTTCATTGCCCGAACAATCACATTTCTGTCTAAGTCTTTTGCGATTGCAGGATCAATGCTATTTGCTTTTGTCACAAAGGAGTCAATGCTGCTGAACATCTCTGCCCAGGTTTTTTGTAATTCTTCTAAAACTACCATTTATTTCCTTTTTTAAATTTGATGTTTCGTAATAATCTGATATATCTATTTCTTTTTTACAAACCTCACACTCTAGTGTGACATCTGTAATTGTTTCTTTTAGTTCAGGATCGTAAGAATTGTGCAAATGTCCTATAAGTTTTGCAGAACAAATTGGACATTTTTTTGAATTGATTCTCATTGTGATTATGAGAAGGCTCTTAACGTGTGTATGTGGAAGGGGTAAGGAAGCGGTAGTTTGTGTCAAGAGCCTACCTCAATCATTTATTGAAAGATAACAATTTATGATAAGCAAACATATAATTAGACAGCATTGCCTGAATATCTTTGCCAACATATTTATTAAACTCTCTACGATCTTTTATTTTTCTAGCTATTTGAATAGCTTTGTTACTGTCAATCTTCCTCATATAGGCAGATAATTGCCACTTAGTCATTGTACGAATCTTCAAGACTTCATTATCTTTTGAATCATAGAAATTCTTAAATTCTTTTAATAACGTTTGGGCGTTGACAGACAGGGGATTTAATACGGTTGTATTCTTATGAGACTTTATTGATTGCGACATCAATAAATGTTTCTTTTTCGAATCTAATCGTTGTTTTATTTGCATTTTTACCTCCTTTAAAGATAATACAAAATGAACATTATTGTCCAGTTGAATAATAAATATTTATGAAAAATTAAAACAGAAGGGTGGTCTCAGGGGTGGTCTCTAGGGTGGTTTTTATAAGGGGGGCGCAATGCGAACACCCCCCTTTTTAACCGAAGCTTACATAATAGGTTTATAGATAAGCTTCTTATCGAGGTAAGCCGATTTCACTTCGATTTCCTTCCAATCTGCTTCTTTGCTAGTAAATATATCTCTAAAGGGAAACTTAACATCCGATTTATTTGTGATATATTTAACAATATCTTTCTTTGAACCAGTTTGTTTAAAAGCATTTCTTAAGTTCGTTGTTGAGATAGCAAGAAGCATATCTTCTTTAATATCCTCTGCTTCCCAACATTTTAAGCACCATTCTTTGTAAGAAATTGCACCTTTAACTAGCTTTGCAAACTTATCAAGCTCTTTTATATTGCAACGAAATATATATTCGTGAATTAAAGCCTGAAGTATTCTAAAAGAAAAAGTTTGAGGATTGCTTCCAGATAACTTATGGATTCTTTCTAAATTATATCCAGTTTGATGACTTCCAACGGATATATCTTTTAAAGATAGACTCCAAGTGTCTTTCATTACAAGCTTGACTTGTTCTTCAGTTACTGAACTCTTTGCCCAAGTCTTATATAAGTAATCTACATACGAAGGAACTGTAGCTCTTCCAAACTTCTTTGTTTGAAGGTAGTACTTTGTTCTTTCAACTTTTTCCTTAGTTCCGCCTTTTTTCTGTGATTTTATCTTTATAGCTACTCTGCCACTTCCCAAATTAGACCTTCCTATGACACTTTCAATTGCCTTTGGAG